ACATACACGGGCTCTATGGACTGGATCCTATGTACTCAGACACGCAGAGGCTGTTCAATAATCAAAGAGGCATTGGCTCGGAGACTGATTACTTTAATTACGAAGAGGTCGTATTTCGGAACACCAACAAAGAAATGGGTAAGTATGATACGGCAGGTTCTCACCACGATGCTAGTGGTAATATTGGACATGCTCGTCTATCCACGACTGATGTTGGTGATTACAAAAACGTCTCCGTTGTCGAAGAGATGCAGTCTGACCTACAAAGTTTGGAAATGGACAGCTTGCTTGCAAGGCAAGGTGTTTCGGGTTTCAATAAGAAACTAAACACTTATTTTAACGAAAAAAAGAAACAGTACGCCGGATATTTACAAGACTTAGACGATGCTGATAAAATTATTGACCGGAGTGGAAAGCAGAGTCCCAATCTTTTATTTTCTCTCTCTGAAGAGATTAAACGCCAACGGGCGCGCATAAACCAAGCATTAGATGACTTGGAAAAAGTAAAAACAAGCACAGAAAAACTCAGGAACACTTATTCAGGCAAAGACACAGACTATATGGAAGCGGTCTCTGAAGCGATTGAAGATACGTTCCCGAATAATATTCGCGGTATCAAGAACTTTGTGGAAAATCAGCTCGGACAGGAGATCTACCAGATAGGTAACGAAGAGGCGATAACTTTTGCTGCCAAAGATTTCTCTCAACGCAACCCGACTGCGGCTCTCGCAGAAAGTGATGCATCAAAAGCTATTCAACAGCTTTATGAAATAAAAAGGTCAGACCAAGCTACATTTATGTCTCCTTCAGTTATTCAAAAAATGGAAGACCCAAATGCAGATCTAACACCTGAAGCAAGATCACTTATTTTAACTGAGGGTATTTTGACAAGTTACGGGGGTCAAAAAATTCCTGATGAGGCACCTGCTCTTTTAGAGGCGTTGAACAAAGCTTCACCTGAAGCACGTGCAGAGTATCTGATGCGTATTGAAGGGGACATTGATTTCAAATACGCTTTGAGTAGTCCAACAGCCCTGCACCACTTAGCTACACTTCAACCCGCCCTTCCTTTCAAAGACACGTTTGATATGTCAAAGTATCAGGCAGACCTTTTGATCGAGCGTGCTTTCAACAAGGGTCAAAATGGAATTGCTTTTCCCGACTACAGAGACATCGCTGCTCAACGAGGTGTTGACGAAAAAAGTTTTGTGCGCGGTTACAAAGATGCGCCAGACGCTGCTTTGAAAGAAGCACTAGAACGCTACCCCGGCGCGAAAATCGTTGAAGAAAACTTATCGGGAACCAAGCACCCCGCAAAGATTCTCGTGTTCGGGGAAGCGAAGCGGGTAGAAGACAAGCCCCTGTTTGTGAACTACGCAAAAGGTGGGATGGTATATAAAGGTATTGGCTCTATGGGCAGAGAGGTGTTATAAATAGATATGTCACAGCAAGGAAATCCTTTTAGTGCGATGGTCGAACGGGCTATGGGTCCGGGTGGTTCGCCTACTGCAGAAGAGCTTTTGGCCGGTATCGAGCCGAATGAAGAAATACGTGTGGAGCTTCCGGGCGTCGATGAGTTCATAATGGACGACATGACCATGGTAGACGCGGAGCCGTATGTGCATGACGCCAACTTGGCTGAAGTTATGGACGACGCGGATCTTGGAGCTTTGTCCTCTCAGTTGATGGGTTCGGTTGAGGATGATCTGGAAAGCCGCGCTGAGTGGGAAGAAGCTCTGTCCAAGGGTCTTGATCTTCTGGGCATCAACAACGAAGAGCGTGATGAGCCGTTTGCTGGCGCGAGTGGTGTAACGCATCCGTTGGTTTCAGAATCAGTCACACAGTTTCAAGCACAGGCATACAAGGAGCTGATGCCTGCCGGTGGCCCAGTCCGCACGGATGTTGTTGGCGCAGAGACGCCTGACGTTATGGCGCAAGCCAAACGTGTTAAAGATTTTATGAACTACTACATCAGCGAAGTGATGGAGGAGTATGAGCAGGACATGGATCAGATGCTGTTCTATCTGCCTTTGTCCGGCTCGACGTTCAAGAAAGTTTACTTTGACCAGACGCGTCAGCGCGCGGTCAGTAAGTTTGTTCCTGCTGAAGATGTAATTGTTCCGTATGCGGCGGCGGATATACGCACGTCGGAGCGCATTACCCATGTCGTGCACATGAGTGAGAATGACATCATAAAAATGCAGATGGCGGATGTGTATCGTGATGTAGACATTACTGCTGGTGACCGTTCAGAAAACGAGGTTGATGAAGCCAAGGCCGAGATACAGGGGATTCGCCCGTCCTATCAGGACGACGTTTACACGCTGTATGAAATCCACACATATTTAGACCTTGAAGGGTTCGAGGACACCGACGAATCAGGTGAACCGACAGGACTGAAATTACCATACATCGTTACGATTGATAAGAGCTCTGGTGAGATTTTGTCGATTCTTCGTAACTTTGAACAGAACGATCCGCTTCGTAAACCTCTGCAACATTTTGTGCACTTCAAATTCCTTCCGGGGCTCGGTTTTTATGGATTTGGACTCGTACATATGATAGGAGGATTGTCACGGGCGGCAACGTCCATTCTTCGACAACTTATAGACGCCGGGACGCTGGCTAACCTGCCTGCAGGTTTCAAGGCTCGTGGTGTTAGGATTCGTAACGACGATGAACCGCTTCAGCCCGGCGAGTTTAGAGACATTGACGTTCCGGGTGGAAACATCCGTGATGCGATTGTTCCTATGGTATACAAGGAACCATCTGGAACACTTTCATCTCTTCTTGGCCTCTTGGTTGACTCAGGCCGTCGATATGCTTCGATTGCTGATGCTAATATTGCGGACGTGAATCAGCAGATGCCGGTAGGCACGACGGTTGCGCTGTTGGAGCGTGGCTCTCGTGTGATGAGCGCGATTCACAAACGCTTACACCGTTCTCTCAAACAAGAGTTTCGTTTGCTGTCCACCATCATTGGTGAGACGGTAGCGGCGTATCCCTACAACGACGGGATTGATGGCCGTGTTCTGCAGCAAGATTTTGATGGTCGCGTTGATATTATCCCCGTGTCCGACCCGAACATCTTCTCGGCTGCACAGCGTATGGCACTGGCGCAGAACCAGTTACAAATGGCTCAATCAAACCCAGAGATCCACAATCTGCGGGAGGCTTACCGTCGTATGTATGAGGCACTGGAGGTCAAGAACATTGACGCCATCCTGCCGCCTCCGCCGCAACCACAACCCATGGATCCTGCCGCTGAGTTGGCCGCGATGATTAGCGGTAAGCCGGTGCAGGTATTCCCGCAGCAGAACCACATGGCGCACGTGCAGGCACATGCCGCTGTAATGCAGACGCCGATTGGTCAGGCTCTGACACAACCTTTGTTCAGCAACATCATGCAGCGTTTGTCGCTGATTGCACAGCAAGAGGTTCAGGCTCAGATGATGCAGATGCAGCAGCAGGCACAGATGCAGGGTGTTCCGATGCAGGTGGATCCTCAGATGATGCAGCAGCAGGTAGAGCAGCGTGTATCAGAGTTGGTTGCACAGGTTCTGCCGACGATTGTACCGCAGCCGCAGCAAGATCCGCTGGTTGGTATCCGTCAAGCCGAGGTTCAGTTGCAGGCTGCAGAGCAGCAGCGTAAGCAGCAGAAAGACCAAGTCGAAGCGATGCTGGAGCAGGCGCGCTTGGCTCAGCAGGATGAACAAGCACAAGAGCGTTTGCAGGCGACACTTAATATTGCTCAAGAGCGCAACAATGTTAATCGTGAACGGATTGAAACGCAGGAAGACATCGCCGTGATGCGAGAAATGAACAAGCGCAGGCAATGAACTATTGGACCGCTAATTAAATAGGTGTAACATGGATCCCCTCATCATATCATTCGAACTAGTAGAAGAAGGAGTTGGGTTCAGTATGTCCGAGAAAAAACATTATGAAAAAGACTTTAGCAAAATTAACAAATGGGCAGGACGCTGGGCAGAATATTATTCTGCTAAAACCCGTTATGAAGAGTTGACTCGTAGAGTCAGGCAGCAAGCGGTTCAACAAAAGACACCGGCAGAATGATCGGATAAATTTGTGCTATCTTCAGTTGATATTCAAGCTGACGCAGAGGAAGTGTCTTCTCTGTGTGAGCTTATAGAAGAACTTGTTCCGTATGGTGGTGCAACCGAGCATCTCAAAAATGATTTGCTGCAGGAAGCTCCCAAGCTTCGGGCTTCGATCTTCAGGGAGATCAGAGAAATCTACACTGATCCGGAGTGCGACTTACACCTAGTCAAAAGCTGGGGAGTGCTTGTGCCTCCACAGGTATCAGAAGCACAGTGGCATGATCACCGTTACGCGCACTTGTCTTTCACTTTTTACTTAAAGATGCCAGAGAACGCTGCACCTTTGTTGTTTCGAGTTGGACATCAGATTTACGATGTGCACCCAAAAGAGGGACAACTTTTGATTTTTCCTAGCTCGTGGATGCACCAAGTTGGCGCGAACGAGATACCCCTGCCGCGTTTTTCTTTGTCTGGAGACTTGCTCTTCACAGCAAAACCGGGCAAAAAGTTAGTACATCAATTACCTGATCCATCAAATTGGATGGTTGTTGAATAAGGAGTATTGAAATGATCGGGCAAATTCTTGGTGCGGTAACCGGAGTTGGTAAAACATTTCTTGAAGGCCGTCAGAAAAAAGCAGAATTGAAGCACAAGCTTGAAGAGGCCAAGGTAAATGCCAAGGTCAAAAAGCTTGAGCAGGATGGCGACTGGGAAGAAAAAGCCATGGATGCTTCAGCGGACTCGTGGAAAGACGAGGCATGGACGATTTGTTTCATCGGGATCATAGTTGCTAGTTTCGTCCCTTCTGCACAGCCATACATGCAATCTGGGTTTGACTTTCTCCGCACTGCACCGGAATGGATTCAGTGGGGGATACTGGCGTCGATTGGTGCTTCGTTTGGTTTGAAGTCTATTGGAAAGCTGAAGGGCTGATGGCGAGTAAAGTAAAACAGGTGTTCAAGCCGGAGCCGGTTGCAAAGCGCACCAGTATCGGACATTCGCATCTGTCTCGTCCAAAAAACAAGCGCAGCACATTCAAACGATACCGTGGACAAGGACGCCCGTAGCAGGTATTATAGGACAAATCACAGGAGATAGTCATGTCCGACAGCAAGATGGATCAAGACAGAACTACGAACCCGAATCCCAAGGGTAAAACCATTTCAACGAAAGAGTTGGCACAAAGAGCTGCTCCTTTCGACAAGGTGACCCCCGAAGATTTCAAGAACCTTGATGATTTTCAGAAAGACCGCACTACTGGCGTCCATGGGAGAAGGACAACGTCCCGTGCGCCTGAGAGAATGATGGGCGGCGGTCACGTCAAGAAATACAACTGCGGTGGTGAAGTGAAGAAATACTCACACGGTGGTATGAATTGCCCTCACCGTCAAGACGGTGTCCGTGGCGGTGGTATTGCTCAACGCGGTATGAAATTCAGTGGAACAAGCTAGATGAAAATCATTATTGAGTTTGACAACATGGCGACAGAGCCGAAGCCCGTTCAAAAGATGGGCGAGAACGGCTGTCCTGTTGAAACTCAAGACACTGCCAAGAATATGGAAAACAAACTCAAGGCGACCGAGGAGTATAACTACGGTCCAGCAACAGACCCAGATACCGTTTGCGGTAACTGTTCTGCCTTTAACATGTCCAGTCGCATTCTCGACTGCTTGGGTACCGACTCCGATAATGTCGGCTATTGTGAAACGCACAGATTTACGTGCGAAGCTCAAAAGACATGTAGCTCATGGGTAGCAGGTGGTCCGTTGACTGACGAAGACTTTGCTAGTCATGGGGACATTCTTTGATCAAACCTGAAGTAATCTCCAAATATCTCCGGAATCTTGAACAGCGCATTGAGGACATCTCAATGTCTGTGACAAGTGGTAGTGCGTCTGACTACGAGCACTACAAAGCAATGGTGGGCGAAATACAGGGTCTGTCGTATGCCATTGATGAGATCAAGACCCTGCTAAAGAGGCATATAGATGAGTAGTCTTTTACTACCCGACTACGTTGTAGCTCGGGAACAGGCCAAAGAAGAGGCCAAAAATCGCAAGGCTGTAGAGCGCGTTCCGCAACCTACGGGCTGGCGTATTCTTGTGATGCCCTATCGGGGACGCGAGAAAACAGAAGGTGGTATATACATTCCGGATGCTACTGCTGATCGAGAGGCGTTGGCGACTGTTGTTGCTTACGTCATTAAAGTTGGACCACTGGCTTACAAGGACACTGACAAGTTCGGTGAAAACCAAGAACCGTGGTGCAAGGAAGGAGACTGGGTTTGCATCGGGCGATATGCCGGATCCCGGTTCAAGCTGGATGACGGGGAGGTTCGCATCATCAATGACGATGAAGTGATTGCCACTATCGTGGATCCAGAAGACATTAAATTCTAGGGAAGTCACATGTCTGAAGAAATTGAAAACGAAGAAATCGAGATCATTGAAGAGACCGAAGAAACTGAAACAGAGGTTGTTGAAGATGATCAACAGGAGCAGGTCGAACAGGTTGCTGAAGCTGCAGAAACAGTTGCGTCAGAGCCAGAGGCCGAGCAAAAGTCATCAGAGGACGAACTGGCCGAGTATTCGGAGAGTGTCCAAAGACGCATCCGTAAACTGACTGCCAAGTATCGTGAAGAAGAACGCCAGCGTGAGGCTGCTCTTGAGTATGCTGAAGCTGTAAAGAAGCAAAACGAGGATCTGCAGAACCAACTGCGTGAGCGTGAGGTTTCTTATGTTGGTGAGATGGGTGGCCGTTTAGAACGGGAACTCGAGTCTGCCAAAGCGTTTTTGAAAACTGCACTGGACGAGGGCGACTCCGATCAAGTGTTTGAAGCGCAGAAGCGTATCAGTGAGTTGACTCTTGAGCAGGCTAATCATGCTACGGCGCGCCAGCGTGTCGAACAGTATGACTCTCAGCCGGTCGAAGTTCCTCCGATGCCGCAGCAAGCGCAGGCAGCACCTCGTGAGCCTGATCCTCGTGCACAGGCATGGGCAGAAAGCAACACGTGGTTTGGTCAGGACGAGAGTATGACCTATGCCGCTTTTGGTATTCACCGCAAGCTTGTGGAAGAAGAAGGGTTTGACCCATCTTCAGAAGAATACTATAATGAGATTGACCGTCGTATTCGGGCAGATTTTCCTAATAAATTTCAGGAAAGCACCCCGGTGAGCAGTAAACCCAGAGTCGCCTCTGCTGAATCAACTGCTTCCAAGACGGCCAAGAAGGGGCGCAGAACAGTCAAGCTTACACCTTCACAGGTGGCAATTGCTAAAAAACTTGGCGTTCCGCTCGAAGAGTACGCAAAGTATGTAAAGGATTAAGCTATGACTGATAAACGTACACCCCGTGAATCGCAGACACGTGAAAAAACTGCGCGTAAGAAGCCTTGGGCACCCCCTTCACAGCTCGAGGCACCTCCGGCCCCCGCAGGGTATGTTCATCGTTGGATCCGCACAGGTGTTCGCGGAGAGGATGACAAGAACAATGTTTACGCAAAGATGCGTGAAGGTTGGGAACCTGTAAGAGCCGATGAGTACCCTGATCAAGCGTTCCCGCAAGTTGATGAGGGCAAATATCAAGGGGTAATCGGTAGCGGCGGACTTATCCTCTGTCGTATGCCACAAGAAACGGTTGATGAAAGAACTGAGTACTATCGGGATCAGACCCGCAATCAAATGAAAGCCGTTGATGAAAACCTGATGAGGGAACAACATCCCTCAATGCCTATCACTCAAGATAGGCAAAGTCGTGTAACTTTTGGTGGTGACAAATAACCACCGATAACCAAGGAGAAAGACAATGGCAAACACCAATGTCGCTTTTGGTCTCAAGCCGATTGGTATTCAGGGTTCTGCCCCGAATAGCACCGGCACTACTGAGTACCGCATTGCCTCCGGCAACTCCAACGCGATCTATCAGGGTTCTCCAGTTATTCCGCTTTCTACGGGCTTTATTGACATCGTAGGCGCGGCTGCTGGCGGCACTGTTGGTTTGCTTGGCGTATTTGCTGGGTGCGAGTATGTATCTTCAACAACCGGTGAAACAGTATTCTCAAACTACTGGCCGGGTTCGGGTGCAGACTCAAACTATCCGGTTAAAGCATTCGTTTATGACAATCCGTCACAACTGTATGTGATTGCTTCTGACGCAACTTTGACCAATGAATCCACGGCCCGTGGTCACGTATTTGCAAACGCTAACTTTGCAACTGCCACCTCTGGCTCAACTACAACTGGCCTGTCCTCTGCTAAGCTGGGTGTATCAACAATCGCCACGACTGCCGCGCTGCAAATGCGTATCGTCGGTATCGTTGACGATGTTGAAAACCAAGATTTTGCTGCTGCAGGTATCGGCGTTATCGTGCGACTGAACAACAGCTTTAACTCACCGAATGGTGCGATCACTGCTGGTACAGTTGCAACGACTGGCGTATAAGGAGACTGAGTTATGGCTATTTCTCGCGCACAACTCGCAAAAGAACTGGAACCGGGTCTCAACGCTCTGTTCGGTATGGAATATGGTCGCTACGAAGGCCAGCATTCTGAAATCTTCGACACCGAGTCTTCTGACCGTTCGTTCGAAGAAGAAGTCATGCTGTCCGGCTTCGGTGCCGCTCCGACTAAATCGGAAGGTTCCGGCGTTGCTTATGATGACGCACAAGAGGCATACACCTCGCGTTACAACCACGAAACAGTAGCTTCTGCTTTCTCGATCACCGAGGAAGCAATTGAAGACAATCTGTATGATCGTCTGTCTGCTCGTTACACTCGTGCGTTGGCCCGTTCGATGGCTCATACCAAGCAAGTCAAAGCCGCTTCTGTCTTGAACAACGCTTTTAACAGCTCGTTTAAAGGCGGCGACGGCGTTGAGCTTTGCAGCACTGCACACCCGCTGACCAATGGCGGCACGTTTTCGAACGAACCGTCAGTGGCTGCTGACTTGAACGAAACCTCTTTGGAAGACGCTCTGATCAAAATCGCCGGTTTCACCGACGAGCGTGGTCTGATCATCGCCCTTCGTGGCACAAAGTTGATCATTCCCCGTCAGCTTCAGTTCGTCGCTACTCGTCTGTTGGAATCAGAACTTCGCATTGCGACTGCCAACAACGACATCAACGCCATCCGTCAGATGGGTCTGCTGCCTGAAGGTTATGTAGTCAACGACTACCTGACCGACACGGACGCATTCTTCGTCAAAACTGATGCACCGAATGGCTTCAAGCACTTCGAGCGCACAGCCCTGACGACCCAGATGGAGCCTGATTTCGATACAGGTAACATGCGTTACAAAGCCCGTGAGCGTTACAGCTTCGGCTTCTCTGATCCTCGTTGCGTATTCGGTTCGCCGGGTGCCTAAGGATTAGGCAATAAAAAATGGGAAAGGGCGGGGTCAAACCTGCCCTTTCTTTTTATTCGCAACTAGGCTAAAATAAGACCGATTTACATTATTATTACGGAGACCTTTGATGTCCCAAGAAACAAGTTCCATTTCGCGTATCGGCAAGACAGAGCCGTTTGACTTACAGGTAGCGCGTGGTCAAATCACAGGGCATGAAACCACTTTTAAGTTTGGGTTCAACTCTGATGTAGATGATAGTCTTGAGACTATTTGGTCAGAAGGTGGTGCATACTCTTACCTGTCCTCTGCTTCTGTCTTGAAAATTTCTAGCTCATCCACTGATGACGATGCTGCTGGCACAGGTGCTCGCACTGTTCAGGTTTACGGCTTGGATGAGAACTACGACGAAATCAATGAGACTGTAACCCTTGATGGTCAGACCGCAGTAAACACTACAAACAGTTTTCTTCGTGTTAATCGGATGGTTATCCGCTCTGCTGGTTCAGGTGGTAAGAACGCAGGCACTGTGTATGCAGGTACAGGCACTATCACAACAGGTGTCCCAGCAAACAAATACGCTGCTATCGCTGTTGGCGAAAACCAAACAACAATGGCACTTTGGACTGTTCCTGCTGGATACACGGCGTATCTTTGCCGCGCTACTTTTTCGGTAGCATCTGCAACAGCAAACAAATTTGTGACGGTGTCTATTGTAGCTCGTCCTAACGGCGAAGTTTTTCAGACCAAAGACAAACTTACACTGAACGTCGGCTCACATGTTCAAAACTACAAGTTCCCTATCGCGTTTACCGAAAAAACGGACATCGAAGTTCAGGGTATCGGTGACTCCTCCACCAGTAATGGTAACGTCGGTGCTGGTCTTGATTTTGTTTACATCAAAAACACACTGTGATTTAGGGGGCTGTAATGGCTGTCACCTATAGAGGCGAAAAATTTAGCGGTTACAATAAGCCCAAACGCACTCCGGGCAAGAAGAAGAAGTTTGCTGTTCTTGCGAAAGAGGGCAGCAAGGTTCGTCTTGTCAGGTTTGGTGACCCAAACATGAAGATCAAGAAAAGCATACCCGCCCGACGTAAATCATTTCGTGCCCGACATAAGTGTGACCAGAAAAAATCCAAGCTTACGGCAGGATACTGGTCTTGTAAGAAGTGGTAGTGTTATGGAAAACCCTGTTCAAACAATAGCTGTAACAGCCGCTGGCGCAGTTTTAGCATGGATGGCTTCAACACTTATCGAAGTCGATAAACGCACTGCTGTTATCGAAGTAAAGGTTGAAGAAAACTACAAAATGCTTGAGCCTATGTGGCAGGATTGGTTGGCAGGAAAACAGGGAGCTCAAAGTGAACAGAGCAAGTATGAGCAAGCAGGTGAGCAAGCCGCCTCAGAAACGCAAGTGGTCCAAAAAACGCAAAGCCGCTGTGAACTGCAAGAAGCCCAAAGGGTTTTCCCAGCGCGCTCATTGTGCTAGTAGGAGGAAGAAACGCCGTGTCTAAGAAAGATGCCTGTTACCACAAAGTAAAAGCCCGTTACAAAGTGTTCCCGTCAGCATACGCAAGCGGGGCAATTGCAAAATGTCGCAAAGTTGGTGCTAAAAACTGGGGCAACAAGACCCAGAAAAAAGCTGCAGGCGGCATGGTAAGAAAGCCTTACTCAAACGGGCAGGCTTACAAGTATCGGACGACAAAGATTTACTAATGCGTAAAAGATACAATCATTGGTTTTGGAACAACTGCTTCATGGACTGGTCAGCAAAAAGACTGACCCGTCTCAATGATTGGTTGTGGAGGCACCGTTATGGCCGTAAGGAAGACTAAAAAAGGTGCTGCTCTTAAAAGATGGTTCAAAGAGGACTGGGTTGACGTTCGGACAGGTAAACCGTGTGGGCGTCGCAAAGGTGAAAAACGGGGTACTCCATATTGCCGCCCCTCGAAAAGGGTATCGAGCAAAACCCCCAAAACTTCCAAAGAGATGACGGCTGCGGAAAAACGTAGTAGAATTGCTCAGAAGAAACGTCTTGGTCAACCGGCAGGCAAGCCCCGTCGCGTCAAGTCGTTGAAACGTAAGACAAGGAAGAAGTA